CGGTGTGGCTGGGGCCATCCAAGGGCGCGCCGGCGCCGTCGTAGTGGCCGCCGTAGTGCTTCGCCATGAACGCACCGACCAGGGCGTGTTTGGTGCCCTGGGCCGTCACGGTGCCGAGGGGGCGGCCGAGGTCGAGCGATCGCGGCGCTTGCCCCGGCGCTTCCCCATATCCCATCTGGACCAGGGTAGGGGCCACCAGATGGGTATGGTTCTCGGTGGTGAGCGTGTTGAAAGGGGAATCGACAGCCTTGGGCTTCGCCGAATACTCGGGGCCACCAGCGCCGACCAGATAGGGGACCACGACGCCCATTGCGTTGCCGGTGCCGGGCCGCGCCTGCTGGCCGCCTGCGGTCACGGTGTGCAGGGGTTCGTTCAGCGTGGATCCGACAGCGCCCGCGCGGAACTTCGTCACATGGGGGACGGCAATACCCGATCCGAGTTTGGCGGTCAGGGTTTGCATGGGTTCTCTGAGGTCTTGCCTCCGGAAGTCTTCCCCGCTGTGGTTCACCTTGACGATGAACGGATTGGCAGACTCCAGCACGTACCGCCGGATGCCGCGCGCGATGCGCCGCAACGTCGCTTCGGCAAGGGGCTTGGTCCGTTCGAAGATCGAGGGGCAGGGGATTGACCAGTCGATGCACTCGGCGGCGGTCTTCCAGGGCTTCAGGCGGCCGGCCTGGACCTCGGGCGAGTCCGGGGCGCCATGGGTAGGCGCCGGCCAGACGATGGGGTTTCCATCGCATCGGGCGATCATGAACAGGCGCTTTCGAATCGTCGGGGCGCCATAGTCGCAGGCCCGCAGCTCGCGCGTTTCGACGGCGTAGCCCTTCTCCTGCAGCTGATGCACGAAGGACCGGAACGTGGCGCCCTTGCGCTTGGGGCAGGGCTGGCCGTTGTCCAGCAGCGGCCCCCAGGTTTTGAACTCTTCGACGTTCTCCAGCATGATCACGCGGGGGCGCGCCCAGTGTGCCCAGCGCAGGACAACCCACGCCAACCCGCGAATCCGTTTTTCCCGGGGCTTGCCGCCCTTGGCCTTGCTGAAGTGCTTGCAATCCGGTGAGAACCAGGCCAAGCCGACGGGGCGGCTTTCGACAGCCTTGGCGGGGTGAACGTCCCACACAGACTCGCAATAGTGCTTGGTCTGCGGGTGGTTCATCTGGTGGAGGGCGACCGCTTCCGGGTCATGGTTGATGGCGATATCGACGCAGCGGCCGAGAGCCATTTCGATGCCAGTGGAAGCGCCGCCGCCACCCGCGAAATTGTCGACAATGATTTCGTTGTTGATGTCCAAGACAAATTGGTCGCGGATCATATAAGAGGCTCCTGCTCAATGGGATACGATCGCGGTAACGCCAGGAGGGTGGCCGCGAGAGGGGGCGCGATATGAAAGATGTGAAGTTCGAAGACTGGCGTTTAACGGTCTTCTGGATAGCGGTGGCCGCAGCAACTGCAATTGCCGGTTTTGTATTTGGCTGGAGTTGGCGCGATAGGAGCGGGGCTCTAGCGAACGTCAGTCTGCTTGCCGCTTTGACTGCGGTCGGTACTGTCGGGGCTTTGTTCGCGGCCATAGGTATTGCTGGTTGGCAATATCGGATACAGCGAGAGGAGCGCCACGCAGAAGCGATGCTCGTATTAGGTGAGGCCTACCCTAGATTTGTCGTTTTCCTTGCTGCCCTTACGGACTGCACTGAGACCTTCGACAATTTGGAAAAAGTCGATCTTGGCGCCCAAGATGTAGGTCGGGCTATTGCGGATATTCAGGTTGCTTATCAAAAGGCGAATATGCCAGCGCCGAAGCAACTTCTTCCCTTAAAAGACGCGTATTCGCACTCGCTCGCTGTCGTCATTTCGCAGTTGCATCCTTTAGTCAGCTTTGGCGAGTATGAAGTGCTAGCCTCGCGGGAAGGACGCCTGCATGTTGCAAGGTACATGCAACAGGGCATTAAGGTTGCCATGCCGCTTGTTGAATCGTTGTCGGAGGCGGGTTACGCGTTGCTGAAAGAAGGCATCCAGTCTTCCTACTCGCGTCGGGTTTGAGCCGCGTTGCGGCGTTGATAGCTGCCATGCAGTCGGCCACATACGAGTCAGAGAGCGGTTTCCAGCCGGTCGGAATATTGGTCATAGCAGTTCCAAAGAGGGTGGGGTACGATGGGCGCCCATACTTTCACCAGGAGAGATTCATGGCGTGGTACGTGTACGAATTGAGCCCAATTGACCATGGTTGGGAAAATCTGAAAACGGTCGAGGAGACTGTCACCTATATCCGGTCCATTGAAGAGAATGCTAAGGCTGTCGAACCTCTTGGCGACATCACTCCAACCTCATCTGAATTTTTGGAGGCATGGGAACATGCGCAAGAGGAGGCCAGGGAGTACAACTGGGAAGGAGATTTCCGCCAGGCGCCGAAGGTTTTTTGGCTGCCGCATTCCGATAACTATTTCGTCTTTGGATTTGTTTTCAAGCAGGACAACAATGGCACGACCTTTGTTGTCTCGCCGGTAGATTTGCCACACTTGGAGTAAGACTGCGCTTCCAATCCGGAACGGGATGTCGTCGCCCATGTCGACCAGGTTCGCGCTGCCACCAGCGGGCGCGGCCTGGGGCGTCGGCGCTGGTCTTGGGAGCGGGGATATTCATGCGGCGGTCTTCTGGCGGGCGGTTTGCACGTCGTACTGCTCGATGCCCCAGGCGAGGGCAAAGCAGCACCAGCGGAAGCGGTGGGTGTAGTCGGTGAAGGAGTGGTCCCAGAAGTCGTCAAAGCGCCAGCTTCTGCGCGTCCAGGCCGGATATCTGGAAGGCTTCCAATCGAAGTCGTTGGCAGCTTGGAATGCGACTTGCTCGCCGTCATCGGCCCTGTCCAGCACGTCGCTGGCGACGGCTTCCCACAGTTCGCGGCGTTCGTCCTTACTCAAGAGCGTGCGGGCGTCACCACGGATCCAATCTAGGCGGTATTCGTTCACCACCTTTCGGAAGCGCGCGGCATCGAACTCTTCGGCGCTGCCGCCGCGCCGGCTTCCGTCCACTGCTTCCAGCTTTTCGGACCAATATGACAGGTTTACGGCCAGCCGCCGGCCGGCGCGCGACGCATGCGAGCGATCCGTGCGGAAGAACTCAAACATGTCGACCAGGCGCGTGAACACGTAGGTGCCCATGTCGCCCGTGTAGCAGAGGTATCCGGGCCAGGTGATCAGATCGAAGTGCATGCACATCGTGCCGGGCTTGCGGAAGCGGATATGCCGGTAAATGCCATCGTTCCGCATGACCTCCATCACGTGTTCACCGACGTCGCGCAGAAATTCATTTTCGGTCAGGGGTAAGCTCATGCTTCGGCTCCTTCCTCGCCGAGAACCCAGCGCAGTGCGGCGGCGTAGTCCCCCTGGGAGGCTTCCAGGGCGGCCTGGATCTGCTTGCGGGATTTCACGCGGGGGCGCTCGCCCATGACGGCGGCCTGCTTGCGGCTGCGTTCGTGCGCCTTGACGCCCTGGCCGGCCTGAATCAACTCGGCGACCTTCGTGCGTTGCTCGGCTACAGGCAGCTTGGCAAGTGCCTTGGCGTGCGTGAGGGTGATCTGTCCCGCCTCGACGGCGTTCTGCACGACCTTGGGGCTGTCCAGCAACGCGAGCGTGTCGCGCACCGTAGCGACGGAGCAGTTGTAGATCACGGCGATCTGGTCTTCGCCCTTTCCCAGGGCGAGGTGCCGGCGCATTTTCTCGGCGCGTCCGAGCGGTGTGTCGGCCGTGCGCGCTTCGTTCTCGCCGACGATGGCATCCAGGGCGTCTTTGCGCTCGCCGTGCCACACAACGCCAGGAATCAGGCGCGGAGGCACGCCGCGATCGTGGCGCCACTGGTTGGCGAGGCGTGCAGCCTTGACGCGCTGCCGGCCGAATACAACCTCGGTTTCGCCGGTTTCCGGGTTCTTGGATATCCCGATTGGTTCGATCACGCCCTGGAAGTCGATGTTCCGAGCCATCGCCTCGTCGACGGGCAGATGCACGCGCGGGTCATAGAGCGGGCTGGACTCATCGGTCACCAGCACCAGCTTGTCGGGGTCGAAGGTGAGCAGATTGCTTTGCCCCTCAGCGCCGTACACGTCTTTGGATTTCTTAGCCATTTTCCTTCCCAGTCGTTAGATGCGCTTTTCGCCACCAAGCGCGTCAATCAGCTCGCCCAGCAGCTTGGCGAGTTCGCCCGTCATGAGGGTCATGTCCGAATCGAATTTCTCGTCGTCATTGGCGGCGATCGTGTCGTTGCCCTCCTTGAGCACATCCAAGGGCGCCAGGCGCTTGACGTCCAGTTCTTCCGTCAGCACGAACGAAATGCGGTCGGCCCAGGTAAGCGCGAGGCGCGTGCATTGCTTGCCGGACTGGATGTGGCGACGGGCGTCGTCGGCGTCGATGGAGTGCCGCAGGTAGCGAATAGCGGCCCGGCTTGCGCCGGAAGCGCGCAGCTCGCTGTCCTGGTCGATGCTGAAATTGCTCGGTGCCTCGTCCTCGGCCAGCCAGCCGGTCATGGCCGAGGCCGGTGACTGAGCGACATACAGGTTTTCCAGCGGGAAGGGGTCAACGCACTTGGACAGGAGCCCGATCACCTCGTCCGCCTTGGAGGACGCGGCGGCGTCGATCACCAGCCAGCGGTTGAGCGGGTCAATCCACACCCTGGTGTCGCGGTAAACGCTGAAAGCGCGCGGCAGGAGTTCGTCGGTGACGCGCTCCTTGATTTCCTTCATCTGCTTGCGGCCTGGCTTATAGCCCTGCTGCTCTTCGATTTCCTGGGCGCGGGCCTTGGCGACCTGATTGACCACCTTGGGCGGCAGCAGCTTCTGACCGGCGCGTAGGGTCAGGAGGATCTGGCCGCCAACTACGTGCGCCAGGCCGCCGCCCTCGCGCGGAGGAATCCACCCGAGAGACTGCATTTCGAGGTTGCTACCGCCGTTGTAAGCGTGGCGGGCCAGGACGGCCTCCAAGTCATCGCCGAAGAGTTGCCACGGGGAGGACAGGCGGTAAATCTTGAGGTTCTTGAACCACATAGGGGTAGGCTTCCAGTCGAGTTATTGAGGAACCCAGCCGATCATCTGGCGCTTGGTGGCTTTGCTGATGCGCGGGGCGCCGTTCTTGTCCAGCAGAGGGGCGCGCCGCATCACTTCCAGGCGGGAGGTGCGTCCGGTGGCGCGGGCGAGCTTGATGAAATCCTGGGCGAACTGCGGGGCGTCGAACGGTGCGGACAGCTGGATCGTCTTGCCTTTGCTCAGGTGGTACTCCGTCTTGACCTTGATCCACTCGGCCTCGTCGGCGGGCGTCAGGCAGGCGCGGACCTCTTTGGTCAGGCTTTCCAGGTGCTTCTGCCAGGCACGTTCTGCGGCCTTCCTGGCGAGGGTTTCGGTCATGCCGAATACGCAAAATGCGCTCATGGCGTTCTCCTGCGGGTGGGGGAGTTAGAAGGGGATATCCGGGTCGGTCCCGTCATTCGGTGGGGCTGCCGCGGGGCGCTGGCGGCGCCGGTCATCTGAGCCGTCCGGAGCGTCAGCGGCGTGCCCGCCGTCGGCCTGGCCGTCACGGCCGCCCAGCATCTGCAACTGGTCGGCGATGATTTCGGTGCTGTAGCGGTCGCCGCCGGTGTCTTTGTCCTGCCATTTGCGGGTCTTCAGGCGGCCCTCGATGAAGACCGAGCGACCCTTTCTCAGGTACTCGCCGGCGATTTCGGCCAGGCGGTTGTACATAACCACGCGGTGCCACTCGGTTTCCTCGCGGCGTTCGCCGCTGGCCCGGTCCTTCCACGTGGACGTCGTGGCGATCGACATGCTGCAGACGGCCGCGCCGTCGGGCGAATAGCGGATGTCCGGGTTGCGGCCCAGGTTGCCGATCAAGATGACTTTGTTGACAGAGGGCATGGCTACTCCAGGACGTGGCGCACGAGCGCGGCCTGGGCCTCCAGGGCCAGCTCCTGCAGGCCCAGCTCGTTGTGGACGACCTCTTTGCACTTGATGCATTCGAGGTCGGATTCGCTACTGTGGGACGCGTGCCTGGAATCCGCCGCTCGGCGGCGGATGCGCCACAGGTCGCCCTGCAGGCTTTCCGTCACGTAGGCGGCTTCGTTGGCATAGCGAACGTCGGTGAAGCAGATGCGACGAATGCCGCGGGCCAGCAGCGCATTGACACGGTCATTGGCGCGCTCCAGCCAGTAGTTGTCCGCCGTGACTTGCCGGCGGTATTCCGTGCCCCAAAGCCGCATGATTTCTCGCGGGGAGCGCTGGGCCCACAGGTCATAGCCCAATGCCTTGGCGCGGGCGATGAATTCCTCATCGGCGCTCCGGCGGATCTGCAGGGCAGGCGTCGGGCGTTCTTTCAGTACCCTGTCGGCGAAGGGGGCGACGTCTACCGAGAACGCCGCGACGACCTCATCACGCAGTGCATCAGCGAAGGCCAGGCGGGCGAAGCCACGCGTCTTGACCAGAATGTCGGCGCAGGTGTCCTTTCCGGCGCCGGCGCGGCCGACGAGACCGATGATTCGGTACTGGGGGTAGGCGCCGGGGGGCGGTGTGTGTTGCATTGATTCAATCTCATTCCATTGCTTCGGGCCGCGCTGGGCGGCGTGGGCCAAGCCGGCGGTTATCGCTGCGCCAGCTGGTCGAGGTAGGGGTACTGCGGGATTTCGGCCGTGACAGTGGCGCCGTCGGGGTTCGTCCACGCGCATACGTATTCGTTTTGCACCGGGTCGAGCAGCAGCCGCCCTTGCTTTCCGCAGCTGCGGGCGAGCATCGTGGCGCGGCCTCTGTCGTCCTTCGCGAGCAGTTCGCGGTCGCGGGCACCGACGACATTGCCAAGCGCAAAAGTGGCGCCCAGCACCGCGGCAAGGCCAGCCGCGGCCAGGATGACGATTCGTTTCATGGGGATCCTTGGCGGGCTGGTCAGCCCAGAGGGGAAGTGGCGCGCCACTTTGGGGAATCCGGCTTTTTCCATGTCCGGCATGGGCCTGTGCGCCTCAGGCTGGCGTACTTCGCAGAGCGGGCTGGATAGCCCGGTATCGCTCACGTGGTGGAGCCGCTGTCTTGCGCCGGCGGCTGTGCGGCGCCAGCCCGCTCTCCGAAGCCCCCCTCGGGCGTGCCGAGGGGATGTAGATGTGCGCCTACTGCGCCAACTGCGCCTGGAACTTGCCCAGGCCGCAGGTCAGCTTCTTCTTGCCGACCAGGTGCTCGACGCTGTGGCCGCGCCCGCGGGGCTTGACGGCGGTGACGGTGACTTCGACGGGCGGTTTGCCCTTCGGGCCCTGCAGCTTGTAGGTTTTGCCGGGTTCGATGGTGACCATATAAATCTCAGGTTGAAATGGCGCAGACCGTGCGCCGCGGTACTACCAGCGCATCACCTTGCAGGTGTTCTCCAGGACGTCAAACAAGGCGGATGCGAATTTGCGGAGGGAATCAAGGGCGGCATCGAGCATGGAATGCTCCGGTTGGTTGGAAGGGAGGGCGGCTCCGCACGCGGGGCATGAGCCGGGGCTGTCAGGTGCCGAAGTGCAGATCAGCGATCACGTCGCTGAGGTCCATGCGTAGCAGTTGGCGCGCCCGCTCTTCCGGCACGCCGGCATTACCCATGATTGCCAGTAAGTCGGCATCGCTGCAATCATCGCGGCAGTCACCGACCAACACGTCGAAATGCACGCCTTGGCGCATCATGATTCGGCCGGTAGCGGCGAGCAGGGCGCCGGCTTCGTGAATGGTCACTTCTTCCATGGTTGTCTCCTTGCCCCGGCACCCGGGGCGGGTGAGGAAGGTCAGGCGGCGCCAGTAGCGCGGATGGCTTCGGCCAGGGCGAGCGGCACATCGCCCTGACGCGTGCCATTACGGTGAAGGTAGTCGCGGGCGAGTACGGCGGCCTGCAACAGCTCGGGCATGCCGGCGGCGCGCAGTGCCGCGCCGGCAATTGCCATCGAAGAACCGTTGCCGTGCGCGTAGCGCTGGCAGGCGGCTTGAAACTCATCATTGAGCGCGATCCGCTCAATCAACTTGGCTTCCATGCTGTTCTCCTGGCCCCTACCGGGG